GCAACGAAGATAACAAGGCAGCTGATTATGCTGCTCTTGCACAAGAGCGTGGGTTTCAACCGACACAAAAGTTGAAGGTTGAGCCCATGACTCTTAAAGCGCTAGTTCGGGAGCGTATTGAGGCGGGTAAGGAACTGCCTACCGAGCTTTTCAACGTATTCGTTGGAAATAAAACAACAATAAAAAGGAAACAATAACAATGAGTAAAGAAGGAAACAATAAAGAAGTAATAAAAAAAGAAGAAGGTGCTTTGGCTACGACTATGTTCGAAGCTGATGCAAATGCAGGCTCTCAAAACATAACGCAGGAAGATCTTGCGTTACCATTCTTAAAAGTTTTGATGCCTCTATCTCCTGAAGTTAATAAAATGGATGGTAAATATGTTGAAGGTGCAGAACCTGGTATGATTTTTAACAGTGTCACCAGAGAACTTTATAATGGTGCCAAAGGTATAAATGTATTACCATGTCATTACCTTAAACAATATGTAGAATGGCAAGATCGTGGAACAAGCGGCGGCTCACCGGTAGCAATTCACAAAGCAGGTAGTGATATCGTGAGTACAACTACCAGAGATAAAGCTAAAAAAGATCGTCTACCAAATGGAAATTATCTTGAGACAACTGCTAATCATTTTGTAGTTGTTTTGGGTGATAGCCCACAGACAGCTTTAATTTCTATGAAATCTACTGGATTAGTAGTTAGTAGAAAATGGCTTGCAACTATACTGAGTCTTAAGCTTCCTTACAAAAATAAACCCGGGGTATACACACCGGCAACATATAGCCACATTTATAATCTAAAAACTGTTCAGATGTCTAATGACAAAGGAACATGGTTTGGATGGGGTTATTCTAAAGTTGGTCCTGTTACAGATGCTTCAGTTTATAAAATGGCTAAGGAATTTTCTGAAAGACTTGCTAAAGATGAGGTACAAGTTAAACATGGATCTGATGAATCAAAAACGGATTCACNATATTAATCATCTAGTGCAAACTAGATTCCTAGGATTAGGCGTGGAAGCGAGAGTGGAAACGCCTAAGACAAATTATGAATAAGTTTAAAACAATATTTACAGGACTGGAACGTGCTCATGGTGTCACTAAAATAAATCAATCAAATGGTGACGGCACTAAGGTTAAAGGACAATCTTTTGTAAAAAGAGAGCAGGTTACAGACAACCATTGGAAAGAACACTTACAAGGCACAAGTAGTTTAGGTATTATTCCGATCAACGATAATAATAAATGTAAATGGGGTTGCATAGACATAGATACATATGCAGGCTTTGATCACAAAAAATTAATTCAAAAAATAAAATTATTAAATTTACCACTAATAGTATTCAGATCTAAATCTGGAGGAGCTCATGTATTTTTATTTGCAAATGATTATGTAGAAGCAAAATCAATGAGAGATAAACTTACACAAATAAAAGCTGTGTTAGGTTATGGTGGATCTGAAGTATTTCCAAAACAGACAGAATTAAAATCAAAAGACGATACAGGTAATTTCTTAAATTTACCATACTTCAATGGAGATAATACAACAAGATACGCATTTAAAGATGACGGCACAGCAGCAAGTTTAGAAGAATTTTATGGGATTTATAATAACGTAAAACAACTAGATATTGGTCTCATAAAAGTGCAGAGGCCCGAATCAGAATTTTCTGACGGGCCTCCATGTATAGAAGCATTAGCACAAAATAAAATTGGAGAAGGAAGTCGAAATAATACTCTTTTTCATTATGGTGTTTATGCAAAAAAGAAATGGCCAACTGAATGGAAGAGTAGAATCACAATGTTTAATATTCAGGCAATGGAAAAACCATTATCTGATTCAGAAGTTTCAATAATTACTAATCAACATGAGAAAAAAGATTGGGGTTATAAATGTAAAGATGAACCAATGTGTAGTATGTGTGATAAAACATTATGTCGAACAAGAAAATTTGGAATAGGACAAGATATAATGTTTCCAAATTTAACTGATTTACAAGTTATAGATTTAGAAGATCCATATTATTATCTTAATGTAGATGGAGAAAGATTATATTTAGAAAATGTTAAATATCTACGACAGCAAAGTTTATTCCAAGAAGCATGTATGATCCAATTAAAATTTAGACCACCTCCTATTAAAGAAACAGATTGGGTATTAATTACAAATCAATTATTAAATAATGCAGAAGTTACAAAACCTGCAGAAGGAATGAGTACTGAAGATCAATTAAATAATCACTTAGAAGAGTTTTGTTTAAATAGACAAGTATCCACAGATAAGAATGACCTTAAAAAAGGTGGTGTATGGACTTCAGACGGTCATCATCATTTTGTATTTGATAGATTTTATCATCAATTTTTAATGAGACGTAGATGGGATGTTGGTTATCAAAGAACAGGACAAATGTTAAAAGAAAAATGTGGTTGTGAAGATAAAAGATTAGGTAAAGAAAAAGTATCGGTCTTTATAGTAACAGAATTTGATAAGAAAAAAGATACTTATAATCAAAAAGTATTAAAAGAAGAGGCACCATACTAATGAAAACAATAGTACTAGGACCACCAGGAACTGGAAAAACTTGGACTCTTTTAAACAAAGTAGATGATTATTTAAAAGAAACTGATCCAGATAAGATAGGCTATTTTGCTTTCACACAAAAAGCTGCACACGAAGCTAGAGATAGAGCAATTAAAAAATTTAATCTAACAGAAGATGATCTTCCATATTTCAGAACATTACACTCACTCGCATTTAGAAAACTAGGTATTAAAAAAGAAAGTGTCATGCAGAAAAATCATTATGTTGATCTTGGAAAAAAGTTAGGCTTTCCAGTAAACTACGCAAAATATGAAGATGAACATGGAGGAATTTTTACATCGGATAGTGAATATTTAAGAATTATTAATCTAGCTAAACTTAGAAATATTACACCAGAACAACAATATGATTTACATGAACATAATCAAGACTTAGAAAGAGACAAGGTTCGAATTATTTCAAATGAAATAGAAAGATACAAAAAAGAATATAACCTTATAGACTTTAACGACATGATTTTAAATTTTATAAAATCAGATAAATCTCCAAATTTTGATGTTGTGTTTATTGATGAAGCACAAGATTTATCTTTAATGCAATGGGATATGGCAAGATCTATCTGGAACAAAACTGAAGATTCTTTTATTGCAGGTGATGATGATCAAGCAATATTTAGATGGGCNGGTGCAGATGTAGATTCATTTATTGCACAGGAAGGTCAAATGTTGCCACTAACTCAATCATTTAGAATACCTGCAAAAGTTCATAATCTAGCTATGGGTATTATAAATAAAATTAAAAAAAGAATTGATAAAAATTGGGCTCCAAAAATACATGAAGGATCTTTAAGTCGTTATGATGAATTTGAACAAATAGATATGACATCTGGAGAATGGTTAATTTTAACTAGAACTAGATATATGTTAAATGAATTAGAAGATACTTTGTATCGTAACGGTTTATACTACAAAAATAGATTTAAAAAAACTAAAGAACAAAATTTACACATGGCCGCTGTTGACTGGGAGCATTTAAAACAGGGTCAACTATTAAGTTATGATCAACTTGTAAAAATATCTTCTTACATGACAATTGAAAAATTTGATAAACAAAAAATGAAAGGAATGGCAAAAGGATCTTTTTATGGAATGGATCAGCTTACAAAAGATTATGGTTTAAATACTAAAGATCCATGGTTTGAAGCATTTAATAATGCTCCTGGAAGAGACATAAGTTATTTAAGAAAAATGAGAAAGAATGGTGAAAAACTTAATGAATCACCAAGAATTCAATTATCAACTATACACGGAGCTAAAGGTGGCGAATCAGAAAATGTTGTACTACTTACTGACTTAAGTGAAAATACAATGAAAGCTTATGAAAGAAATGCAGATGATGAAAATAGATTATTNTATGTNGGTGCAACAAGGACCAAGGAACATCTTCATATTATCTCACCAAAACAGGAATACAAAGGATATAAAATATGAGTGGTGTATACGAAAAACAAGTTGGTGGTGATCATTATCAATCTATGGTTATACAGCCATCAGAATTTATAAATAAAAATAATTTACCATTCGCTGAAGGCAACGCGATAAAATATTTATGTAGACATAAACAAAAAGGACAAAAACAAGATTTAGAAAAAGCAAAACATTATATTAATATGGCAATAGAAAGAGATTATGGAGATGAGACAGAAATGAGTCAAGTTTTTGAATCTAAAATAAAAAAATGATACAAGTA